TATGGTCTAAAATATGACGATAAATGATTTCTAACTTAACTTTCTACTAGAATATCAAACTAGAAATGTCCGAAAAAGGAGTTCTAATTTGACTTTCTACTAGAATATCAAACTAGAAATGTCCGAAAAAGAATTCTACTTTGACTTTCTAATAGAATATCAAACTAGAAACGGAATTAAAGCTATTTTAATGACTAAATACATAACACAAATGGCATCACCAGTGAATACATCTCTTACGTGTAACAGTGCGAAGGTTTGGGAGTTTTATCACGAACATCCTGAAATTGAATTTGAAAAAATGAATGTTATGTTTACAGATATTCTTGTATCTATTATGCAGACAACTAATCCAGTAAATAATAGTAACATTACTTCACAAATCTTGAATGGAATTGCGAATATTCAATCACAGCTTACAAGCCAACAAGTTGAGTATGGTAAGCAACTATTTTTAAAGCTTACAGAGTTTAAGAAAGAATATATTGATGATTTGAAGATGATTTTGTCATCAAATATTGCAGATAAGATTGCTCCTCTCATCAAAGATTCGAATGGGACAATATTAGATAAGACCCAATTATTGCTGACAGAACTTGTTCCAAAAAATAATGAAAATCTCTCCAAACAAATTAATGAAAACATAAAATCTTTTTGTTCATTCATAACGGAAGAGATCAGTAAAACATCAAAAACGGATGGTGAACCTTTATCGCAATCATCGCTTGATGATTTTATTAAAACGATTGATGCGAAATTTTCTAATGTAATTGATTCAACTAGGAAAATGGTTGATTCAAACAAAGATGCCACATTGTCACAATTTTCCTCTATAACTTCATCACAAAATGCGCTTCAATCCGAAGTAAAAGATGTTCTCAAACGGATGGAAAATTCTAGTTCAAAGGGGAAAATGTCTGAGAATATTGTTTTGAATATTTTAAGAGGATTATTTCCATCAGCTGAGGTTGAATACGTAGGTTCTCAAAAGGAATCAGGGGATATCATTATTCATCGAAAAGATAGACAGAAGATTCTAGTTGAGAATAAGTGTTACGAGTCTCGTCAAGTTACATCAGACCAAGTTAAGAAGTTTATTCACGATGTAGACACACAAAACTGTTCAGGGTTATTTCTCTCGCAAGAAGGAGGTATTGTTAATAAAGAAAACTTTGAAATAAATATACATAATAGAAATGTATTACTATATATCCATAATGTAAATTATGACCCAGAAATCATTAAAATTGCTATTGATATTATTGACTCTTTCAAATCCAAGTTGGATGAAATAACCTTAACTGATGATTATACTATTAGCAAAGATACACTCGATGAAATTAATAAGGAATATCAGCTATTCGTTGAACAAAAATTAGCACAATTGAAAATGGTTAAGGAATTCTCTCAAAAGATGATTAAACACATTGAATGTATTGAACTTCCTTGTCTTGAAAAGATGTTATCATCAAGATTCGGATATATTAATTCAGGCAAATTCATTTGTGAAAAGTGTAGTTTTGTTGGAAAAAATCTTCTAGCTCTTTCAGTTCATAAACGATCGTGTGATAAAACAAATGTACCGTCACAAGATGATGATTGTGTTTCTAGTATAAATATTACTTTGACTCCACTTGCGCCACCTGCGCCACAACAGAAACAAGTTAAAGCAGTTACAAAAAAAGCGGTTACTCCTTCACAAGATAAATAGAATCGTCAAGTCTACAAGACCTAACTTAATTATGGGCTCGATTTCATATTGCTGGTATTTTGTAATTCATTTACCGTTAATTCAAATACTAATTTACAACACTATATATAATCATGTTTAATAATTTTACGCATTCTGATTTCATTTACAGTCAATCAAAGTCTTTCTCTTTCATTGTTTTTATTATAACATTTCTGTTATTATTCATAAATAGTAAAGTCAATATAATTCCTCTAAATATCCTTACGTTCATCGGAAGTCTTTACCTATTCCATTATTATCCAAATTATTATGAAATTGTAAATACTAGGGACCCGAAACTCGCGCCATTATTACTTCTTTATGATATCATCGTTCATTATCTACCGTTGGTAGTAGTCTACAAAGTGTATAATACAACAGCTATAAACTATCCTTTATGTATCGCAATTTTACTTACATATTTACTCATATTCCATTCCCAATTATACAATATATATTTCGATTACGAGAGATTTCTATCGAAATATCATTCTTAAAATCTCTCGAACTTATAGATTCAATCCATCCATTCCGAGAGATTTCAACACAAAAACACAACCCGGCGTTAACAGCACAAGACTTGCTCGCCATTATTCAGTGATATTTTACCGAAGGTATATGTTTACTGTCATATTTCGAGAGATTTGGTGCCGAACCATCCATTAAATACATAAACATACACAATCAACCAACAAATCTCTCGACATCATCAATCCAATCCATTATTTTCATCCATCAAATCTCTATCCGTCCACTGGACGGCATTCCCCGCAAAGCGGTTGAATCAAACATTATACATTTAAAGTTCATACTTCGAGAGATTTATACATAATATTATGTGAACATATAATAGACAAATGAATCTTAAAACAGGCGATCTTTTATTATGCGATGACCTCGCATACGGAGACTGGGGATTATTAAGCTGGTTCATCAAATTTATGACGAAAAGTGACTTCTCGCATATCGGGATGGTTGTAAAAGACCCCGATTTTTTAGAGACGCCATTGAAAGGCACGTATGTATGGATGTCCGGCATCTCGAATGTTCCCGATTCCGAAGACAACACGCAGAAGTTAGGCGTCCAATTTGTGCCCTACGAAGAGTTTATCAAGACTTATAGTGGTAAAATATACGTTCGTAAACTACATTCCGAGAGATATTATGAACTGTTCACTCCCGAGAGATTAAAGAAAATACATCAGGTGGTATATGATAAACCATATGATCTTATAATCACAGACTGGATTGAAGCATACTGTAAGAAAGACCCACACCCACAAAAGACATCCCGATTCGTCTGTAGCGCATTTATCGGTTATGTTTATACACAACTAACACTTCTATCCGAAGATACGGACTGGAGCATCCTGTATCCTAGCTACTTCTCTAGCGAAAACCCAAACCTCCGCCTTCGTCACGATTCATATCTCTCAACCGAAGAACTTGTCCACTTATAAAGAATATTTTATAATATCTCTAGTTTTATTTTGAAATAACAATTTCCTTAAAAATCCATTTATTCCATTTTGTGTTGAATCCATTTTTATTCTATAATGTTTTTCATTGTTATAATCACGTGGTTTTCGCGTAGAACCATTTTCTAAAGGAGCAGAAAATTCAATAGGAACATAACCACATATCCAATTTTTCAAATAATATGCTCTTGCAAATAAATCGTGATCTGAATTATCTAGAAAATAATTGACTTCATCCAAATATCCTAATTCTTTTAATTTTGAATTATTTAATAGCAATGGTCCTCTATTACAAGTTTCACCTATATAGTATGCGTTTTGATCTATATTCGGTAATAATTGTTTTGTAATGTCTAATCCTAATTTTCCGATACCATTTGTTTCATCAAAACTATGACAACATCTACCAGATATACCTATAATATTTTCATTCAATGTAAATGGTTTTAATAATTTCATATTGTATCCGTCTTGTGTCATTGTCATATCTGCTTGTATTTCTAAAATATATTCACCATCCGAACATATAAAACCTAAATTATCGGCGCTCGTTTCAAATAATGGTATACTGCTTTTTAATATTAATATTTTTATTAATAATGGATATTCGTCTACATTCATTTTATTTATAAAATTTATTAAATTTGTTTCTGTATTATCCGAACAACTGTCTAAAATGTAAATTAGTTCATAATATTTTTCAGTTGTATTATCTAAAATCGATTTAAAATTCTGTACAATAATATTTTCTTGATTATATACCGGTGTTACTATTGAAAAAAACGGTTTTTCATTTAGAAATGTTTTATTTATTAATATTTCAATATCATGTTCATACTTCGGATTATTAACAAAGTTTGTTGTGTTATATCTGTTATTTAATATTTGATTTGACAACATTATTATGTTAAAATGGAAAGGATTATGATATTATCTTATATATTATCTTATATGATATTATCTTATATGATGAAATATATTATTTTTATACACGAAGTGGAGTAATAAATAATACTAATTGAACATAAATAAATAATTATATAATAAATATATAAAGTTAATTACATTATTATATGTCACAACTTTATACAAATCGTTTTTATAACGCATATTCTAAAAATGTTTATTCTCAAAATGGAGAAGATGGAATAATTGAAGAACTTCTAAAAAGATTAAATATAAATAATGGTTGGGTATGTGAATTTGGAGCCTGGGATGGTATTCACTTATCAAATACTTTCAATTTAGTTAAAAAGGGGTTTGACGCCGTATTTATTGAAGGGGATGTAAATAAATACGGTGATTTAATGAAAACAGTAAACAAATATAATAATATAATTCCTATAAATGCATTTGTTGATCATAATGATACTCAAAATTCGTTAGACAATTTATTAAAAAAAACAAACATACCAATTGATTTTGATATATTATCTATAGATATTGATTCCTATGACTATCAGGTTTGGAAAAGTTTAAAAATATATAATCCCAAAATAGTTATAATTGAAATAAATTCGTCTGTTAATACTGATAATAATAACCATATTCATGAAAATAATAAATACGGTGGAACCGGATTTAAACCAACATTTGATCTAGGAATTGAAAAAGGATACAAATTTATTTTACATACAGGTAATATGTTTTTTATTAGAAATGATTTATTTGATAAATTAAATATTCATTATGATAACCCTCTTGAAAACTTTATAACCAGTTGGGGTGGTAGATAAAATCTAGAAGGTGTCAATACGCTTTGATGTGGTAATTAAAGTTACTAATTATTTATCCCAATGTGCTTCTATATCATTATGTATTGAATAACATAAATAATGGTTCCAATCGTCATTATAATAAAATGTATTATTTTGTTCACATAAATATTTATAAAATAAAATTGTAAAAACTGCTTGGTCTTGTCTATGATTTTTTCGACTAGAACCCTCCGGGGCAATACAATTTTTATCATTTGCACAATTATAAAACTCAGTTATAAAATCTTTTACAAGATCTATTTTCGTATTAAACCCCATGCACGCTCCATTTCTATTTTCATTCTCTAGATTTTTACAATTCAAATATTGAATTGTTAAAGGATGTGTCCAATCTTTTATAGTTCCATTAGAAGTTGCGGAATATATATAATTATTAATTAAAAAACTCTCCAATTTTTGTAAATTTTCATTTATTAAATTTCCAGCGTCCATCCAAACTAATATTTCATCTGTATATTCCAAAAATGTATTATATATAATTGTTGGTTTCCAAGCATATTGTCCCGCTTCAATATTTATGTTGAACCATTCTGGATATTTTGAATAATCAAATATTTTGAATATAAAACCTTGATTATTATATTTCTCTTTAATATTATTCCATTTTGTTTCTTCTAACCCCAAATTATATATTATTAATTTATGTCTGTCATTATATTTTATAAAACTATTTATCATATTCATTAATGTCAAATAATGATTATCACTCGCACCTGTAATTATATACATATTATTACTATACATTAGTATAGTAATTTTTTTATATTAAATAATTGATATTTAGGATAAAGTTCCTCTTTATAATTCTTGCCTTTGTCGTTTGTCGTTTGTCGTTTGTCGTTTGTCGTTTGTCGTTTGTCGTTTGTCGTTTGTCGTTTGTCGTTTGTCGTTTGTCGTTTGTCGCTGTATCGCCCGCCAAATACTTGTATTGAAGAAATTTGGTGTAGATTATTTTGTGTGTAGTATGTATAGTTAACAAGATAACAAAGACGAAGGATGGCAGCAATCACCCCACAAATATTATTAGATAGCACCGGAAGAGAGAATGGTCCCGATTTTTTATTAAAGGTTGATGTTCCCAACTTTTTGCCGAATTCTGTAATTAATGCTAATAGTAATATTACAGAAGTATTAAATGTTATTGCGTATTTATGCAACGCAGCCAGTAGAACGGATGCTGCGGCGATGGTTCCACTAGACCAATCAGTACCCAACGCCAACCACGGCCTACACGTTGCGAACACTGGACAATACTTCGCCCCCAACACAGGCGATGGTGCGTCAAATAATTCTTTATGGGTTATAGATGCCGGAGGAGCAGCCACTACCCAAATGATTGATTTGGATACATTTCAAACACCCGTAGCAGGCTACGCCGCAAATCATATACCAGTAGGAATACTTGCCCGACAAGCACCAGGAGCACCCGGGCAATTGGGTAATACGTCCAACTCCGCCCATCTTGCTATTGCTGGTGCTAATGCTGCTGTTGCTCCTATTCCAGCAGATACACTACCACATTTTAGTAATGCTATTAAACAAATGATAAATATTCTTGAAAACACCCGCAACATTTTTGGCCCCAAAGGATGGACCGCATTATTTAGCAAAGTCAAAGGTGGCGGCGCTGGGGCTGGTAAAAATAACGCTGCCAAACGTACACATCGCCAACACCGCCGTAAGTATTCGAGCAAACATTATTGATTCAATTCCATTCCACTACCGCTCCGCTACGTTGACTTCTCTATGACAACCTCCTTCGCCACCTTCTTTATCACCTTTGCGATATTTTTATCATCCCCATCAAGTACAGCCCTTGATAAATTGATATACTGTGTATTCTCCGTCGTCGAACTATCCTCACACCTAGGATTTTGTTTCGCCCATTCATTTACAAGAACTATATTTTTATGCTCCACCACCCGGACCGCATTTGTGATCTTCGTATTCTCCGGGCCTTCACGTTCCCATTTATCATCATCTTTCACATAAATCGTCTCTCGGCGCGCATCGCTACAATGAATCGGGCGTTTGAATACATCCGTTTCTCTCAAACTATCAATAAAAAGCTTCGACATTCCCTCCACATATCCTACTCTCCCGAAATCATCCAGGTCGGATACCTTCAAATGAATCGAACTCGCGAATTCGGTGATATTCATCGCGTCTTTACATTGTTCGTTCAAGAAGAACTGGAGATTGAATGTATTATTATTATTATGACTATTCGTTGTTCCAGTATAATTATTACTGTTGGTGTAATTGGCGGCGGAAGCGGCGGCGGCAGCGGCAGCGGCGGCGGCTGTGGCTGTGGCTGTGACGGCAGCAGTAGCCGCCGCATTGATTGCGAGAGATTGGTGACTACACATCATTTCCATCAATTTATGCTGAAACTCCTGGTTGTTTTTCAACATATCCATAATGATTGTTTTAAATTCTTGGTCTCCTGGAAGCGCAACCGGAGCTGCTGCTGCTGCTGCTGCTGCTGCTGTCGACTCTGGCAGTACGAACTCACACGTTTTACGATGCTTCCATAATCCGCTTTTACTGTGATACTTACTACCACATTTTTCGCAGTATTTATAAATATGCTTGTCAAATATGAAAGCGAGTTGACCGGGTTGTGGTTCTACTGGGCAACATTCAGGTAAATGCGGTAACATCTCACCTGAATGTTGCTGGGTAATTGGTTCGCTGGAAGGTAAAACGTTACGATGAATGTTCGCTCCTGTTCGCTTGGCGTGCTTAGCCGACGCAGTGTGTCGACTGTAGTCCTTTTTGTTATCAGTTATGAAGTGGCATTTATCGCATCTAAAGAGGTAATTTGGCACGTGGTTCGCTGGAGTTCGCATTGGGTTTCTTAAATTACCCCTAGATAAAATGTGCATTTTATGAACGCGGTGTGACGAAAAAGTTACAGTAAGGATATTTTAAGTTAAAATGTAGAAATGAGAGCATAATGGTGTAAATTGAGTTTTTGATGTTTTCTTAAATTTAAAGGGATCCTATGGATAAAAAAGCACATTTTAAAAATGTCAAAAAACGGTTTTGGCGCCGTCAATTTTAAACAAAAAAACAGACGTTTGGATGATGGGTCTGTCATCCACAAAAATGAATTCCATTCATTGGAACTAAAAATACATATTCATATACATATTCATATACATATTCATATACATATCCATCCCATATCCATCCCATACCACACACAACCCCACCCCTTAAAATCCCTCACGGACACATTTGCCAACAGGAAATCTCGGCTTACCTTCCTCCGTCAATTCCTGGAATATAACCGTCAAGTTCTTACCAATATATGATTCACCCTCGCGAAACCAGGCGCGTCGTTGCTCCATCGAACCGCGCGGCCTGACAGAAAACTCCTTACCATCCGCCGTCTCGCACACCCAAATCACCGCACCGGCGTCACGTCCTTCACCTTGGGTGAAATCGGTGATCATATACTCCTCCTCCATAAATTCCTTGTATTTCTGCAGATCATTACTCCGATAATTCGCAGAGTAGACACCCGCCGCATTCCGAAGCATAATACCCTCATATCCCGCCTCAACAAACTCCGCAAACAGCCGACGAAAATCCCCGAGCGCAGCCACTTTCTCGGTTCGGACCAGGACAACCACCGTCGCAGCTTCCGTATCACTTCGCAGTATCCGCCCCGATGCGGTAAGTGTATCGTTTGCGACACACCCACACCTCCGAACCGCCGCAGCAAGGACGCCCAATCTCTCGGAGTATGGCATTTCAGGTAGCTTTCGGTCATAGATGTCGTAGACGTGATATTTGACTTTTTTAAGTCGTTCCACGTCATCATCAGTGATTTTCTTCTTTTTGATAAGTCCGGCCAGTTCTTCAAACGGCATTTGATCCGTGTATAACTCGCCGTCGATGACGATATTCGGGTGTTGCGAGAGATAGGGACGGAGCGCGGCGGCGATATGTGGGAGACCAGTAAAGAATGCGCCGGTGCGGGATTGGAGTGCGACGCCGCAGCCGCCACCGCCGCCGCCGCCAGCGCCGTGTGTCGAATACGATACACATCGTAGTCCATCCAACTTTGGTTGGACGAAACACGGGAATGTGATGACCTTTTTCTTTTTAGATACAGAAGGACCACCGCTGACAATAGCGTCCGCAGGATTAAATGTCTGGGCGAGCATTGGCAGGAAAGGACCGGCATCAGCATCAGCATCATCATCGGCACCGTCACCATCATAGCCGAAATTTCCAGAAATATCACCATAACCTTCACCGCAATCAGCCGGTTTCGTCTCCGAGTATGCCTCCTTCTCCTTCTTGTCCGTCCATTTCCGCTGTGTTTCAGAAATACATTGCGCGAGAGGCGTGGTCTCATTGGACCGACCGATATTTTTTCCAGTGTTATAATCACGATACGCGATCTGATGTTTTCCATCGAGATATCCGTGGGTTATTCGGGATGTAGCGCCGGGAGAAGTCTTCGCTGTGCTTGTGCTTGTGCTTGATTGAAGGACGGCTGCTTTCCATACTTTTATTTTCCCGTTTTTGTCGATCGCGTATAATACCGGGAACGAACGAACAACGGACATATTGGCGCCTTCTAATGATGAAGCCATAATGAGATGTCGAGAGAATACGATGACTGAGTCGATGACGATGATGTAATTTCACAGTGGTAATTATATCATTTCAATTATAATGGAATTCAAATACTAATCCAGGGGAGGGGTATGAAATGGATGTCACCAATCACAAAACATAACCAATCACAAAACATAACCAATCACAAAACATAACCAATCACAAAACATAACCAATCACAAAACATAACCAATCACAAAACATTTATAGTACGATTGCGAGAGATGACCGAGCGGAGTGACGAGTGGAACGAACGAAGTGAGTGAAAGGAGTACACGACGCGAGAGTGAGTGAAAGGAGTAAACGACGCGAGAACTAGTCAAAGTATGTCGGGTCCAACTTATCCACAATTTGCCGCAAAATATTGTTCTCTTTCGTCAACTTATTATTCTTCTGAATAAGCGACAGAATCAAATATGTCATTTTCTCAAGAGTGATATCGTGCTCTTCTTCTGGACTTACTTCCTCAGGTGGTGTCTCGATAATTGAAATGGTGCGCGTTGGATGATTAAACACAGTAGTTCCAGCTTCATTTACTGTAGTAGTAACACCATCCACACCAGCATCAATAGACGGCGGTTCGTCACTTGTTACAATAATACGCCCTTTACAATATTCATTCGCTGCCGCAGTAACCGCACGAACAACTTGTTGCGTCTCTTCAGAACGGCGCACATATTTTATATTAAATGACGCATTATGTTCCTCATTACCGACATTTGTCGTATTATTTACGACTGTAGTTGATGATTTAACGGCTCCACCACCGGCTCCACCCCCCCCCACCGCTCCCCGTGCTGCTTCTATGGCAGTCTTTTTATCCTTTTCGGCCTGTTGCGCCTGAAGTATAGCCTTTAATCTCGCCTGTTTTCGTTTCTCCAACAATTCTAAATCCTCCTTCGTGAAATTCTCAGTAGGTTTAAAACTAGTTAATGGTATTGTAAAAAACGCGCTTTTGGCAATATCATCACTGTCAGTATTCATTGTGTGTGCGGCGGCGGCCGAAGCACCACCAACTCCCCCACCACCACCAACTCCCTCACCACCCCCACCACCACCACCACATTTTTCTTTATGATTCGTCAACCCGCTAGCATATTTATATTTTTTACCACACGAACACTCAAACATTGTGATATTAAACCAAACAATATTATAATATATAATTTCATTCTATATTCATTTTATTCCATTCATTACCAACAAATGTATCGTTTCTTGTTGTTTACGCAATAATTCCAACATTTCACGGTTTTGACGTAGTAATTCCACAATAATTGTATTATCTAGCATCGGTTCAACTACCGCCGATGCGGGCTCTAGTGTATCTTTTTCGATACGCCACCCCCCCGGATCTGGCGCAGCTGGTGGAGGATGCGCCGACTTCAAATGCGTGATATACCGTGCCTCCTGTTTGTAAACTTTGTCGCAATATTCGCACTGATATTCAGGTTCTTTTGATAATTCAACACAAATCACAAACGCGATTACGAATGCGACAGAATCGCCATCGTCGTCGTCGTCGGCGGCGTCATTGTCAGCGGTGTTCATACACCATTCGTATAAGATGTAAACACAGGTTATTCTTATATTCGTTATCGCATACATACATACATCCGTGCGAAGGTTATGACATAAAAATATATATAGAGATTATAATAATGATGGACCATCCGTATCGGATACATTCAGCCATCGGTTTCAGTTTTTTACAGTTATTATTGTTAACTTCGCTCGCATATCCCACACCGCCACCAACAATATACCAAAATGTCGCAGTCGTGCGTTTGGCAACCACCGTATATTTCAGTATGTTTCAGAAAAATCCCTTCTATTTAAAATTAGACTGTGCGAGTATTGCGCTTAAAATCATATGCGACGCATTATATGTCCGATATATTATTACCAATTATACGTATATTTTCGGGATTTTCGATATATTCAGCGACATAATATTTTTTGTAGTCGTGAATATTTCTTTGCGAAATGGCGAGAATTGGGAGAAAATATCGGAAAATATAGAACACACCAGGCACGCTTTTATTAAATGTTGTTGTGGATGGGATCTTCCGGATGGGGGGGCTGTGGCAAGCGACTGTGAAAATGTTGGCGGCGAGTATCGTTATGCTTCATTACCGAGCGAACATATGGCGGCGGGGGCGGCGGGGGCGGAAACAAAGAATGAACATACACCGATTTACACATTTGGTGGACGGCAAGCGTTTAAACCCGGGTTTTATACCTCATCTTGGGGCCGCGAATATTTGAATTCGAAAGTAGAACGTGAATTTGATACTATAACTCAGAATAATAGATATACATACGGAGGAAATGGAAGTGCGACGATAACTGGTAATGACGGGACGGAGTATATACGTTTTGACGAAGCAAGCGCAGGAGTAGACGCAGGTGCTGCGCATTATGCTAATATATTCGTGTCGCCATATTTCTTAAAAGATGGAACACCTATTACGGCATTTAGTGGTGGGGATGGGGGTGCGGATGTGAGTGTATGCCGATGTAATATCGGTATTTTGTTATTAACATATAATCTGTTTCAGTTTATATATCAATTGATGATGTATTCCAATATTATGTTTACGTGTGGTGCGTATCATCGCGACTTGTATAACAATGCGACATCTGCGGAGGCCAACACGACCGCAATGGTTCGCTTTTTATGCTAGCGATTCAATCGAATCAATCCATCGATTTATACGCGTGGAATAAATATGCGGATAATGCGAATAATGTGCCACCCCAGGTTGTATCGATAATCGATGTTATCGGACTCCAATTACGCAATAATGCGAGGGTTGTCGTCTCATACACACCGTAAACAAAGACACCAAGTAAGAATGCTGTCACCATTCCATCGCGAAGACGCATCGTTTGAATGGATGCTGCTGCAGATGACGCATTCGCGACAATAATATGGCGAAGCACGAAATAATACAATCCAAGCACAATGAGTAAATAACACGCCGCCGCACCCGGTATATTTACTTTAAGGGCCGTTCCCTGTACCAACATAATTTGGCGCGAAAAAAAGTCGCTTGCTGTATACAAAAATACCCCGTCAAGCGCCAAAACGATGACCGCCAAAACGACTAAATCGGTGATTGTTTGTGCGTTTATACCAGACATTCTCTCGACGTTATTGTTAATCTCTCGTAACGTATATATTTTAATGTAGAAAATAGTCTGTAAGGAATGTTTTATCCAACATCTCATCTAAATAGATATAACCACCGTGGTCCACAGTATCATTGTGTTTGTGCGTCGCACCCGCACCCGCACCCGCTGCCTTCTCTGTGAGCGCAGGCGTGTCTAATTTCATAAACTTCATATATTATATATCTTAGGAACAAACAATGTGTATGTATAATATATAATACAACTATAAAATGTCACGACTACGCACAAACAAGAACAAGAACAAGAACAAGAAAATTAAAATCAAAACAATGAAACAACCACAACAACGTAATACACCTATAAAGGTGAACGACAACATTCCTCATCAATATTATACAAAAATGAATTATGACGGGAATGTATTGTCGGTTGAATCAAAACAAGACAATCAACGTGTTAAGCGGGAAAAATTTACATTGAGACGCCTGCGTCGAGAGATTCCAATCGCAGCCAAGTTAATAGAACAATATTTAGGTGGAGAAATACCAAAGGAAGTTCATAATCACGAACATTTACCAAATACAGTGTCAATTTACCCTGTTTTGCCAAACCCGGTTGATTTAGGATTAATACCACCGGCTACTGAATCACCATCACAACAAAGTGATCGCGGAAACCGTCAAGGACGTATTACTATGCGGTGTAAAAATAATAATAATAATATGGACGATGATCGGATGATGATGAAACTTTATGTGAGTGAAATTGATGTCGACAATAACGACGACATAGGTCGCCGCCACAACAGTCACCGCCACAACAACCGCGTAGGTCGAAATATCGGAAATTTACCATTTACATAATTTATGGCGAAATACGCGATACAATCAATTTTTTGAAATATTGTATAATATTATATAGTTCTGATGTCAAATAACACGAATTCGTGGAAACGTGTTGGCGGGTTTTCCCGAACAGGAACACAAAACTATGTACGAAATAATGACGCCACGATGGGCGGAACGATATTTGGATCGACCGATATCTCTCAAAACACAGGAAACAACGTTATGCGAATAGGAAACAACAGCGGTGTTATTTTTATGAATGGAGATATTGATATGACTGGAGGGCCAGGTATTGCGACACCGATTAATCGTATTAAAAACGTGCGAGATCCTTACGATAACCAAGATGTCGCCACGAAGTTTTATGTGGATAAAAAGGTGCTAGCAATACAACAACTTGATTTAAGTATGGGTCCAACCGGACCGGAGGGTCCTCCAGGTGTCGGTTACGGAGGTCAAGCCGGTTCAGATGGGCCTACTGGTGCTACTGGCCCAACCGGATTGACTGGACCACCTGGTGATTTTACAAGGGTATTTGGGCCAACCGGTCCGGGCGGCGCAAAAGGCGCGACAGGCGCAGATGGCGCGATAGGCGCAACAGGTCCGAAAGGTTCAATTGGAGAAAGAGGAATACAAGGAATACAAGGTATTCAAGGTAGCCAAGGATCAAATGGTACAATTATATGGTTAAACCCGGATGGTGACTCAATATCAGATCAACAAATCACGGATTCGTATAAGCTTTCATCCGTACCAATTAGTAGTGGAATGAGAACAATCGGTCCAATAACTGTTTCGGCTACATACGGAAATGCGAATAAAACTATACCGGCCAACAGATTCTGGAATACCGCATTAAAAATATCGACATTGGCGGTTATTCCAAGTGGTGTATGGGTTGTCAACTTATACGCAAACTGTGCTGCGAACTCGGACGCAAATCAACTCGCGATTTATGCCGCTATTTTTATGATTACCGGAACTACAAGCCAACCATCACCAGACAGTTTAATTATCGAAACAGAGGACGGCGGTGATTCCGGATATTACCCACCCCGTTCTGCTTATCTCCCATCTCATATCAAATATATCGGAAAAAGCTGGTCAAGCCCAGTGAATATCCTTGATGCTAGTGGCGGAGCACTTCTCACTTCCACTACCCGCAAATTATATAAACTAGAAATTCCGGTTGAATTCACAACACTTAAAGACGCAAGTGGAAGTAGCCAGAATGTATACGTTCAATTACAATTATACATTAAAAACCTCGGTACACAAGCTGCAAACCAGTCGGCAAACGCGTATTTATATTACCAAACTGATTTTAATTCAAATATAACTACATACTCGTATGTACAAACAACATTAGGCGCGGTGGGTAATGACGGCGCTCAGGGTACGGCTGGAACGGTAGGTGCGACAGGTCCTAACGGAATTAATGGTTCTGTCGGTCCAACCGGTTCTACTGGTACTGGCGGTCCAACCGGTTATACTGGACCGGCTGGAGCTACGGGACCATATGGTCCAACTGGACCAACCGGTCCTTCCGGCAAAGCCAATTCTCAAGGACCACAGTACGCAGTTCAATATAGGTCAGATGTTCCAAGCCAAAATGATATAAGCGGTGGTGATTTCAGTGGGAATACGAATATTCGGTATGTACCAAGCGGTTCTACAACGAACGCAAGTAGCTCAACTACAGGAACATTAATCGTAAATGATGTCGCGCTGAATTCAATTCATTCATCGTTTTACGTAGAGGATCCAAGCATTACAGCCGCAATCAGACCACGCACATTTATACGCGGTGGAGAAGCATCGGGTAGTTATGTTATAATGGGTTCTGGTATAGACGACCGAATTTCAGTTACGAAAACACCGGCGTCAATAACTGACATTACACAAGGAATTAAACTAATTCATAACATAAGTAATCCAGCGTCTGCTACCATTAATTTACATAATACCAGCAATACCAATAGTATGATAGGTTTGAGATTCAAATTGGCGAGTGGTAATATTACTGCGGCCGGTGAAAGAGTATGTATAAATTATGAAAATGGCAGCGTGGGCGTGGGTGGAATAACAGATACCGAACTTACCGATATAAATTATAGTGGCCTTAATAGACGCCTTCATGTTACTGGAAATGTAATGGTCGGAACTCATCCTGGAGTATCACCAACATTTCCCGCAACAAATGCCGCAATGTTTATGATGAATCAACCCGGACCAGAGCCATCATCGAGATTATACCCGGGATTATATCATCGCAATGTAAATGACTCAACTGTATCAAGTGTATTGGGAGGAACAACGAACTCAATCACGAATCCATCAGACGGACTGAGTATAATATCACCGAATTTTATTACGTTCCAAACCGGTACAATGACACCCCAAAGCAACTCGATTGTTATTAATTCGGCGGGTGATGTTTCGATAATTGGACGTGCGAATTTGAATGGAAGAGTTAGTGTAAATAAAGGTTTTGCGCCAGTAAATTCTCACGACAATATTGCCCCGAATATGGACATATCTGGAATATTACACATTTCAAGTGAAGCATCCGGATTCACCGATAATCCTCGTATTAAACTAATATCAAAGATAGTAACACCTAGTAATGATATTCCATCATTTGGTTCGACCCAAAGTGTAAATGAAATACGTGGTGTGGTACCGGAAGCGAACACAGGGTTTTTGCGACTTTCAGCCCAAAATCCTAGTAAAAGTTGTATTGACCTTGTTGGTGAAAATATTTCTGAGCCTGGCAGTAAATTCAGTAATTCAATACGAATCGCTACGGGCGCAATAGACCGAATGGTAATAAATGGGGTTGGTAATGTTGGTATTGGAACGACCACTCCTGGAGTTCGATTGGATGTAGTGGGAGCAGCGTCGGTGGCTGCGGCCAAAATAACGTCGACTACGACAGCGGGGACAGCGCTGGTAACAAGCGGCCGAGTAGGTATAAATGTCACCGCGCCGACAGTCGCACTCGATGTAGCGGGTGCGGCCAGTATAACAGGAACTTTGAATATGAATTCTAACAGAATTAACAACCTCCTTGACCCCAGTTCTACCCAAGATGCTGCTACTAAATCTTATGTCGATACTTCTATTCCTGTCGGCGGGATTATTATGTGGAGCGGGACCACAGGGACGTCGCTTCCAAGTAACTGGAAATTGTGTGATGGGTCGACGTATAATAGCATAAAGACACCGGATTTGAGAGGCAGATTTGTGTTGAGTAGCGGACAAGGAAGTGGTGGATTGACGAATAGAACAGTTGATGCTAGTGGAGGTGTGGAAACGGTTGCGTTGACGGAGGCACAGATGCCAAAACACAAACACGATGTTGGTGCGACGACAAGCGGAAATGATGGAGATCACTCGCATACAATTTCAGACCCAGGACATTTTCATACATTTGCCGGTGGTAATAATCAAAATTATGCCCAAGGAAATCCGGTTTCAATGTCAGACAACCACAGCAACACCCCCAATACATCAACTGAGACAACCGGTATTAGTATCAATAATTATCCACACCCATATCCAACTCATGGTCAAGGAACCCAACATAAACACACCATCACCGTAACTGAAACCGAAAAAGGTTCCAGTAACGCCCACGAAAATATGCCCCCCTTCTACGTCCTCGCCTTCATTATGCGTATTTCGTAGACATATCAGTTTTTACGCACCCACATTCTTCAATCTCTCAAGTATATCGTTGATGAGAGATTGCTGTTCAACCATTTTCGATTCAAAAATGGATACTTTCACTTCCAAATCCGCAATCCAGATTTTGTCCGCCTGCTGTTGGCGGTCGACTTCTTGGAGGGCGGCGGAAATGAAGAAAAAATCCCCACAATATCACCTCCCTCCCACGCAACCAATGCGGGTTTCAGGGGTGCGCCCCTGGCTATCTGGGGTGTTTGAGGGGACCCCCCTCTAAAGCCGCCACGCCTTCATATCCTTCCACAATTTCGCCCGAACCCGCGATATAATAGTTTCATTTGATAATGCGCCTCCCATCATCTTATCCGCATACTTATTGTAAAGCGTCGCGAAATCTTCCGATAATACAGTCCCGGTAATAAGAGCAGGTTCATCCATCACTGATGCTGCGCCGCCACTCGAATACATCCCATCACACGTCGCCATTGCGGGCGAACACTGATAATGCGAGTGCTGCTGAAGTGACGACATTACCGTATGATACGATGACGCCGCCTGTGCGCGCTGTTTCGACATTTGATGTTGCGCCTCCCAATTCCGATCCTGCCATTTCTTGAACTCTTTAAATAAGAGCTTATGAATTGTACTTACTAACAACTGAAACTCACACGGTTCAATCGCGCGCCATTTCCGCGCTTGTGGCTGGTGACCGATACCAATAGCGATGCCCCCCGTAGATGGGTGGTCTGTGGCGGCGACGCGAAACGGCGCGTCATAGATATAAAATGCGCCTTGTTTCACATCCGCAAGTTTGAATGGGATGAGATGGGATTTGCCAGACTCGGCCGTATACTCGGACATAATACGCAATAATGCGGCGGTGATACCCGAGACAAGATCCTCCTGAAATACGATATTTAAATCTGTGTCGTTGAGAGATATTGCGGAAATGAGAGATGACGAATACCATTCTGCGAACGATGGCCGAAGATGGACTGGGTTTTCCGCGCCAATAGACGATGCTGTCGCAATCAATTCATCGTCTTCTTCATTTAGAACGGCCTCCATATTCTGGCGTTTCTGACGCGTTATGGATGTGAATTCTAGTGCTGTGCTGCCACCGCCGCCGCCACCGCCGCCGCCACCACCACTCGATCCACCTATACGTCGTCCAACCATTTTCGCCCACTGCTTCATTACATCTAATTCATCTTTGACTTTATTATATTTCGCGGCGAGCTCCTGGATAAGGATAAACATCTCGCGTTGGGTTGGCATTAATGCGTCATCTGCGCCATTATGTATCGTTGTCGATACACCCACACCCCCGACCCCCCCCCCCCCCCCCCCCCCCCCCATCCCCCCCCCCGCCCCCCAAAACAAAAAAAGAACGGTCCCCCATGATTTTTTTCTGGA